TGCATGACAAGGTCATCGGGCATTATCTGAACATAAAACACTATCAGTAAGTTGGAGTCACTACCTGTTAAGTAATGTCTGTTATTTTTTTTCTGTTGTTTTCTGTATTTTGTTGTATGGATTAATAACTGTTCTGATCCCGTCATCATCTTTATAGCCAAGAGTATGGCTTCACCCGTGTTAATATCCTGGATAACTGTGTTTGAAGGATTTCTGTTAATAATCTGCTCCTGCAACTCACCTGATGAGTATTAGTGGTAATACATAATCTTACTCGTAAAAGAGTATACCTTATGTCATTAAACAGTCTTCCGGCGTGTTGTTCAATCCTGTACCTCTGTTACTTATCTGGTACGTTGATATGTGTAATGCTACGTTAATTGCAATATCTGGTTATGGCTTTATACCTTCAGCATTTAAAATATTTTATTACCGGAGAAACAGGGAAGTGGAAAGACTTTCGGGATAATGTCAGGCCATTCTGACGTTAATCACAGTACCAAATAACGAGAGGGTAATGGAAGTTAAAACCTGCGTAAGTTCCTCTGTTGTTCACTGGAAAAAGTGATTGCCCACACGCGTTATAAAGGCCTTTCCGCTGCAGCCTGGTTAACAGAGCTTCAGGCGTTATATGCGCTGTATGGCTGTTACGTATGCTGTTCTTTGCCTGGTTCTGATACCCGTGGAAGTCGTTACCGGAGGAAACACGTTCACCCTACTACCTGAGAACATCTTCTTCAAAAATTACGGCAACGCTTCTTCCTGTGTTACAGAACACGAGGAAGAAACATGCAAACTTATAACACCAATCCCGCTTACGAAATGGCTCCCCAGCTCCTGGAGCACTTTAACCAGCATCTGGATTCATTATTCGGGGTCTATTCGAAACTGTTACCGTTCAGAATGGATTTTGCTTACCGAAAAAACACCCTCAGCTACAGATGTGCCTGCAGGTACGCCATGTGCGCGGAGATGCTGCAACTGATTAACGAGGTGGGAGAGAAACTGGTCGGGTATGCCTGGGTGATGGAATATACAGAACGTAAAGGGCTTCACATTCATTTTGTGGGCTATCTGAACGGCCAGAGCCACAGGAGTTCGTATCTGGTATCCAGATTGATGGGAGATATCTGGAGGCGGGTTACCGAGGGTAATGGTTACTACCACTGGTGCCGGTTTAATAAAAATTATCCGGTAAACATTAACCACGTCATTCACTATTCAGATCACAAAGCGGTGAATGATTTACGCTATGCCATCAGCTACCTGGCCAAACGGGAACAGAAAGAATGTGGCATCATCCTGAAATGCAGCGGGCTTCCTGAAAAAAGTAACCGGGGTCGACCACGACTGGACAGCCCCCTGCCGGGGATATGTGCTCTGGTGTAAACCCCTGAACGACAAGTACGGGCTGGCGCTAATCTTTGCTGTCGGTTCCGGCGGCCACTTCAGCGGCACTGCGCATTTTTTACGGCGTGGTCATTCCGTATGAACCATACGGAGATTTAACCATGACACATTCTTTACCATTCCTTCCGGCAACCGATACAGCACATCCCCCAATCTCCATCTCTGCTTACTGACTGTTTTTTACGTCAGTGGGCCATTGTGTGACAACCACAGTGCTGTAACAGCAACCAGCCTGCTTTACCCAAACTCCAGTCCAGATTTTAACTGAACCGCCATTCACACCCTGACCACGCTGCCCGTACCGGGACGGCTGTTGCCTGCGTGTCGTCTGGCGGCTGAGGAACATATACTATGTACGCAAAATCTTTTCTCGCACTTGATGGCAACGGACGTCTGACCGGTGCCCGTACCGCACAGACTGCACCTTACGATAGCTACACCTGCCACCTTTGCGGCAGTGCACTCAGATACCACCCGCAATACGACACTGAACGGCCCTGGTTTGAACACGCTGACGAAGGGCTGACGGAGCACGGTCATGAGTGCCCTTATGTCAGGCCGGAACGCAGAGAAATACGGTTGATTAAACGTCTGCAGCAATTCGTCCCGGATACCTTACCCGTAGTACGTAAAGCCAGCTGGCACTGCAGGCAATGTCACCACGATTATTATGGGGAGCAGTACTGCACACACTGCCAGACCGGGCGCTTCAGTGAGGAGGGGGGAGCAGAATGAACGGTATAAAAACGGGGCTGGGGATCACGCCGGGTGAGCACATTATCAGTGCCGACTCTGCGCTCAGCAGAAATATCCGGCAGTGTTTCTGCCTTTCCTGCCATGGCCGGTTGATTCTGCAGACTGTCACGAACGGTGCAATAGTGATCCACACCCAACGCCTGAAATCAGATCCAGGGGGTAATCTGCTCTCCTGATTCAGGAGAGCTTATGGTCACTTTTGAGACAGTTATGGAAATTAAAATCCTGCACAAGCAGGGAATGAGTAGCCGGGCGATTGCCAGAGAACTGGGGATCTCCCGCAATACCGTTAAACGTTATTTGCAGGCAAAATCTGAGCCGCCAAAATATACGCCGCGACCTGCTGTTGCTTCACTCCTGGATGAATACCGGGATTATATTCGTCAACGCATCGCCGATGCTCATCCTTACAAAATCCCGGCAACGGTAATCGCTCGCGAGATCAGAGACCAGGGATATCGTGGCGGAATGACCATTCTCAGGGCATTCATTCGTTCTCTCTCGGTTCCTCAGGAGCAGGAGCCTGCCGTTCGGTTCGAAACTGAACCCGGACGACAGATGCAGGTTGACTGGGGCACTATGCGTAATGGTCGCTCACCGCTTCACGTGTTCGTTGCTGTTCTCGGATACAGCCGAATGCTGTACATCGAATTCACTGACAATATGCGTTATGACACGCTGGAGACCTGCCATCGTAATGCGTTCCGCTTCTTTGGTGGTGTGCCGCGCGAAGTGTTGTATGACAATATGAAAACTGTGGTTCTGCAACGTGACGCATATCAGACCGGTCAGCACCGGTTCCATCCTTCGCTGTGGCAGTTCGGCAAGGAGATGGGCTTCTCTCCCCGACTGTGTCGCCCCTTCAGGGCACAGACTAAAGGTAAGGTGGAACGGATGGTGCAGTACACCCGTAACAGTTTTTACATCCCACTAATGACTCGCCTGCGCCCGATGGGGATCACTGTCGATGTTGAAACAGCCAACCGCCACGGTCTGCGCTGGCTGCACGATGTCGCTAACCAACGAAAGCATGAAACAATCCAGGCACGTCCCTGCGATCGCTGGCTCGAAGAGCAGCAGTCCATGCTGGCACTGCCTCCGGAGAAAAAAGAGTATGACGTGCATCTTGATGAAAATCTGGTGAACTTCGACAAACACCCCCTGCATCATCCACTCTCCATCTACGACTCATTCTGCAGAGGAGTGGCGTGATGATGGAACTGCAACATCAACGACTGATGGTGCTCGCCGGGCAGTTGCAACTGGAAAGCCTTATAAGCGCAGCGCCTGCGCTGTCACAACAGGCAGTAGACCAGGAATGGAGTTATATGGACTTCCTGGAGCATCTGCTTCATGAAGAAAAACTGGCACGTCATCAACGTAAACAGGCGATGTATACCCGAATGGCAGCCTTCCCGGCGGTGAAAACGTTCGAAGAGTATGACTTCACATTCGCCACCGGAGCACCGCAGAAGCAACTCCAGTCGTTACGCTCACTCAGCTTCATAGAACGTAATGAAAATATCGTATTACTGGGGCCATCAGGTGTGGGGAAAACCCATCTGGCAATAGCGATGGGCTATGAAGCAGTCCGTGCAGGTATCAAAGTTCGCTTCACAACAGCAGCAGATCTGTTACTTCAGTTATCTACGGCACAACGTCAGGGCCGTTATAAAACGACGCTTCAGCGTGGAGTAATGGCCCCCCGCCTGCTCATCATTGATGAAATAGGCTATCTGCCGTTCAGTCAGGAAGAAGCAAAGCTGTTCTTCCAGGTCATCGCTAAACGTTACGAAAAGAGCGCAATGATCCTGACATCCAATCTGCCGTTCGGGCAGTGGGATCAAACGTTCGCCGGTGATGCAGCACTGACCTCAGCGATGCTGGACCGTATCTTACACCACTCACATGTCGTTCAAATCAAAGGAGAAAGCTATCGACTCAGACAGAAACGAAAGGCCGGGGTTATAGCAGAAGCTAATCCTGAGTAAAACGGTGGATCAATATTGGGCCGTTGGTGGAGATATAAGTGGATCACTTTTCATCCGTCGTTGACATGAACTTCCAGCACATGCAGCTTCTGACCGCAGTTAGCGCACGTTAAAGCTCGCTCGACACTTCCTTGTTCGTAACTTCGATTTTGGTCAATCACCTTGTTTTCCTCGCACGTTCTCTAAGCCACCGGATATCCCACAGGTGAGCCGTGTAGTTGAAGGTTTTTACGTCAGATTCTTTTGGGATTGGCTTGGATTTATTTCTGGAGCGTTTCGTTGGAAGGTATTTGCAGTTTTCGCAGATTATGTCGGTGATACTTCGTCGCTGTCGTCTCATTCGTACCTCCTGTCGGTAAATCTGACACCCTGACCAATAGCCCAGGCTGTCGTGTACTCAATCAGGCTTGCCATGCGCTTCACGCTCATCTGTGCGCTACTTTCGCGAATGTTGACGTATTCTCCTTCAAGGCCTAGCAAAACATCAGCTTCCTGTTTTGTTGCCACTGCATGACCGCTGATCAACAAAACCTTCCATTGTTCTGGTTTTAACCATTTATCGCACCATTGAACCTGACGTGCGATATCCGCCAGCATCGCGTGAAATTTTGCGTTCTGGTCAAGGTTGCGCTTGTAGTCAGTAATGCGGATGGTGACTGGCTTGTCTTTATCGAGAGGAGCTGAGAGGATGGCGTTGATTGCGGCTTGCTGTTGTTGCTTAGTTCGGAGGAAGATTGTTTGCTTCATCGTTACTCCTTCACTTTGACTTCAGCGGCTATGATGGCTTTCATCACTGCAATTACCGTTTTGTCCTTCCCATCCTCATGCCCCATCGCATAAGCGCCTTCTTCGCCACCTTTCCAAAAGTTGTCATTCGATTCGGGCCAGTCGATATCCAGTTCAATAGCTGCCCTTGATGCCTGCCATATCACCCAGGCAAACTCTTTTAACCCGTCGTCTTCCGTGAACGGGCTTTTGTATTTTGACCACCACTCTTCGAATTGTCGGTAGCTATCGTTCATTTCCCTCTCCCCCAAATAAAAAGGCCTGCGATTACCAGCAGACCTGTTACAAGCTCAGTGATGTAGATGGTCATCTTTTAACTCCATATACCGCCAATACCCGTTTCATCGCGGCACTCTGGCGACACTCCTTAAAAATCAGGTTCGTGCTCATCTTTCCTTCCCGTTCTTCCTTGGTAGCAAACCGGTAATACACCGTTCGCCAGACCTTACCTTCGATAACCAGAAGACCTGCCCGTGCCATTTTAGCCGCGGCCTGATTTATGCTGGTTACTGTTGCGCCTGTTAGCGCGGCAACGTCCGGCGCACAGAAGCTATTATGCGTCCCCAGGTAATGAATAATTGCCTCTTTGCCCGTCATACACTTGCTCCTTTCAGTCCGAACTTAGCTTTGATTTCTGCGATCTTCGCCAGAGCCTGTGCACGATTTAGAGGTCTACCGCCCATGACAGGAAGTTGTTTTACTGGTTCAGGGATCGCCTCACCACGGTTAATTCTCGCAGTCATATGGACAAGCTCATCTGCGGCCTTACGGCGTAATTCCGCATCAGTAAGCGCATTGGCCCGCATGTTCTGATACAGGTTGGTAACCAGCCAGTAGTGCGCGTTTGATTTCCACGGATAAGACTCCGCATCCAGATACAGGCCTCGCTTCCGGCAATACTCGTAAACCATATCAACCAGCTCGCTGACGTTTGGCAGTCCGGCGATAACGGATGCTTCTTCCCGGCACCATGCAACAAACTGCCCGGGTGATGGCAGAAATGGTCGATTCTGCCGACGGGCTACGCGCATTCCTGCGTTAACCTGTTCCATTGTGGTGATCCCGTTTTCCCGGAAAGCCAGAACCCACTGGCGGCGAATTTCGTTCAGTTCGTTCTGGTCACGGTTAGCCAGACTCGCCGGGAAAGTTGCCAGTAACTGGCTGAACACACCATTGATGATCTGCGCTACCTGCTGTACCTGTGGCTTTTCGTCGTACTGTTCCGGCATATTGTTGGCGATCCGACGCATCTGCTCACGGTCAAAGTTAACCATCTGTGCGGCGATGTTTTTCATAGATCCACCCCGTAAATCCAGTCAGTGTTTGTCAGGTCGAGTTTTGGTTTTCCGGCTGTCACGCCAGCCTGTTGCTTGTTACGGTTGATTTCGAGCTGGGTCCACTTGTCGCGGAGTTTGGCCGGACTCAGCACGTTACCGGACCAGAAGTTGTCCTGGCAGGCCCAGCGGAACAGTACACACATGTCGCGGTGGTTACGTCCATCACGTTCACGCATCAGACGGATATCGTTAGCCCACCCTGCAAAATTCGGTTTTCTGGCTGATGGCGCGATGGTCTTCACCATGTCAAACATCCACTCTGCGGCGGTCAGGTCTTCTGCTGTCCCCCACTTGCTGCCGCTCTGAATCGCAGCATCTGGTTTAACCACAGAAAGATCGTTTTCTGGCTGGTCAGAGGATTCGCCAGAATTCTCGAACGAATAATCTTTTCTTTTTTCTTTTGTAATAGTGTCTTTTGTGTCCCCCTGTTTTGAGGGATAGCAATCCCCCAATTTGAGGGATGTTTTATCCCTCGTTTTAGGGGATTTTCCCTCGTTTTGAGGGATACACCATTCTGAGATGTTTTTATTTGGTCCAAACATGCCGCCTTGCTGCTTGATAATATTCATTCTGACGAGTTCTAACTTGGCTTCATTGCACCGTTTGACAGGTAACTTTGTAATCTCGCTAAGTTGAGAATCGGTGATTCTGTCCATTGGTTTATTCCACCCATAGGTTTTACGCAGAATGGCAAGCAGCACTTTAAACTGTCGCTTGGTCAGATCTGCGCCTGAATAAGCCTCAAGCAGCATATTTGATAGTCTGGCGTAACCATCATCGAGATCTGCCACATTACGCTCCTGTCCGGCAAAGTTACCTCTGCCGAAGTTGAGTATTTTTGCTGTATTTGTCATAATGACTCCTGTTGATAGATCCAGTAATGACCTCAGAATTCCATCTGGATTTGATTAGAACGCTCGGTCTTGCACACCGGGCGTTTTTTATTGGTGATTTCATCAAGCGCATACTTAAAAGCTCTGCTAATCGGACTGATGTCTGATGCCATGCCAAAAGCACACAAGACCGAAGCTATAAACCTCCAGTCTGTTCTGCTTATCTTCGATTCATGACAGCCAATCATCTTTGCCAGACCGCGCTGAGTAAGCGTTGACAGGTTGATAAGTAAATCTGTTTCTGCGCGATCAACGTCGCGCTGTGATAGTTTGCTGTAATTTGTTTGTTCCATTTCTTAAGATTTCCAATAGTGAATAGTTAGTTGAAAGGTATGCGTGGAAACGCATATGGCCTTAGTTGGTCAGATATCTTGGGGCTCGCTTTTCAGCGACGTAGGACGAATGTCCGTTGTTACAAAGAGCGGCTCCGCTTATTAAGCGGCTTTGTGCTCCGGCGGGAACACGTCATCAAGACTTACTTTTGCGCCTAACTTGTTTAGACACGCAACAAGAGCACGGCATGTTTTAAGGTCTGGGAAGCGACGACCAGATTCCCAATGTCCGATAGCTCCCTGTGTGCATCCAACTGCCTTAGCAAGTGTTGTTTGAGAGATATTCAGTGACTCTCGATATTTTCGTAGGTTGCTCATATGCCCTCCATAGTAACCATGAAGAAAAAAATACAATATGTACTTTTTTAATGCAAGCAAAAATACACATTGTGCATGGATGGTTGCAATACAGAGCGTAATAATAAGGACATGAAAATGAAATGGTATGAACTGGCTAGATCCAGAATGAAAGAGCTCGGCATAACTCAAGAGAAGTTAGCCGAAGAGCTAGGTATGACGCAGGGTGGAATTGGACACTGGTTGCGCGGATCTCGTCATCCATCTCTTAGTGATATTGGTGTGGTGTTTAAATACCTTGGTATTGATAACATATCATTCAACCACGACGGGACATTTTCACCTGTTGGCGAATACTCATCGGCCCCAGTTAAAAAACAATATGAGTACCCTGTTTTTTCTCATGTTCAGGCTGGGATGTTCTCTCCAGAACTCAGAACCTTTACCAAAGGCGATGCGGAGAGATTGGTAAGCACAACCAAAAAAGCCAGTGACTCTGCATTCTGGCTTGAGGTTGAAGGTAACTCAATGACCGCCCCAACAGGTTCCAAACCTAGTTTTCCTGACGGGATGTTAATTCTGGTTGACCCTGAGCAGGCTGTTGAGCCAGGTGATTTCTGCATAGCCAGACTTGGTGGTGATGAGTTTACCTTCAAGAAACTGATCAGGGATAGCGGTCAGGTGTTTCTACAGCCACTAAACCCGCAATATCCAATGATCCCATGCAATGAGAGTTGTTCCGTTGTGGGGAAAGTTATCGCTAGCCAGTGGCCAGAAGAGACGTTTGGGTAATTTCTCTGTTTGTTTTTTAAGCTATCAATCTCTGGCTTGTGGATAAGTTGGAAGGTATTCGCTGCTAATGTATTGACATTTACAAAATATAGGTATTTTGGGGTTGTCTAAAATTACCTATAGGGTAAACTTCACTTAAGCTCCTACATGAGAGCTTCTGAGGAGAGATAAAATGAAAACCTTACGTTGCATGGCCTACCAGCAGAACGGCGTTTACGTAGCTGCATGTTTAGACCTGTCATTGGCAGCGCAAGCAGATACTATGAAAGAAGCTGTAAACAAACTGGATGAGCAGATTAAAGATTTTTTCACTGAAGCGCTATCAGAGCCGGAATATGCAAAACAACTACTAAGTCGGAAAGCACCTTTATCTATGTGGCTTAAGTATTGGGTAATTGCATTTCAGGTTTTTGTCAGAAAACGAGGTGAAGCAAAACTCTTTGCTGAGCCTTGTGATGCTCATGCTTAGGGTTACATTACATGTTCTTGAAAAAGCTTACTCCTTTGAAATACGACGAGGTAATCAGGGGACTTAAGAAAATGGGGTTTGAAATGAAACCTAAAACAGGAACCTCTCACGAACAGTGGGTTCTCAAGAACAGTAAAGGAAAATGGGTGGTTACAGTTGATAAGCATCACGCCCCATTCTCCAGAGATTTAATAAAATCCATGGCTAAGCAAGCTGGACTGAAAGCTCGTCACTTTCATGCGTTATGCAGAGGTGACGCAACGCTTGAGGATATAGGATTCCAAATCATTAGCTAAAACCCGGCCTCAGCGCCGGGTTTTCTTTGCCTCACGCCCCCACCTAAAGACACATAACCAAATGTATTTATTGAAAAATAAATAGATACAACTCACTAAACCACGCAATTCTGATCTCTCCTTACATCGCCGAGGCGATACACCCACGCTAAAAAACAACACTATTAAATACAAAGTGTTATAAAAAATCACTCCATTTTAGAACAAATCGTATTGACCCAATAAAGTACATATCGTACTATTTAACCGTCAGCAGGACGCTGGAAGCCAAACGGAACAGACTGGCAGGCTCTTTAAACAACGTCGAACTCTCGACTACGTGGCTGAAAAGCCAGATCACCCAACCACATGAGCTGTGGGATGCAATGCCGAAGCAACCGTCTCAGGAGGAGCTTCGAGATTGCATCGCCAAAGTTTATTCGGGAGGAATCTATGTCCAGAAAAACAGAATTTAAAGGCACCGCAGCTTCTCGCCGTAGAGCTCGTCGCGCAAATCTGCAAAGTCAGAAGGCGATCAGCTCCGACAAGCTACACAGGCCAACCCCTTCACGAGTGGTCTTGCAATGCAAGCGCAAACCAGCAATGAGAGCAGAAGTAATAACACTGACAACGCTGACCAGAAAATATGAAGGCTCAACTTGTCTTCCAAACGTAGCTCTTTACGCGGCAGGCTACCGGAAATCCAAACAACTGACAGCAAGATGACTTGTGTTGGTCGCCAGAAAATGAAATTAGGCAGCAAACCACTTATTTGAGGTGAGATATGGAAGAAGAATTTGAAGAGTTCGAAGATCATCCTCAGGATGTGATGGAACAATACCAGGACTATCCGTATGACTACGACTATTGATAAGAATCAATGGTGTAGACAATACGAACGACGACAATGATTGCCAGAGAACTTGGTAAACAGAACTACAAGGCTGCCTGATGGTGGCCTTTATTTTTGTCCGTAAATAATTTCATGCTTATTACAATCAAGGTGATATATGGAAGAACAAGCAAACAAGATTCTCGTAGAACTACTGCAAAAAGCCAGTAATGGAATAGACGCGGCTGTTTCATTTAGCCAGGCACAGATTCCTGATGTTGTTCATCAGTTGCTGCTATGGAATATGGTTGACAGTCTGATTAAAACATTAGTGGCCATTCTAACAATCCCACTGGTTTTCTGGTTTATGAAGAAGCAGTGCCAAAGAGTTGAGACAGGTAAAATCGGTGATGAAGGATATTCATGGGAGAAAGGAAATCCCAAATACAGGCCGACAATGGTTTGGGATAGCAAAGGTGATATTAATCTTCTTATCATGCCATTGGTTGGAGTTTTGACTCTGTGGGGGATTTTTATTATTGGTGTAGTAACCAATATGACTTGGTTAAAAATTTGGCTGGCCCCAAAGCTTTACCTTATCGAATATGCAGCATCATTGGTTAGGTAATTTCAGGCCGCATAGTCGGCCTTTATTTTTGGCATAAATAACAGAATAAACACTGCACTGTGTATTCATTCCAACGAGTGAATACACGGAGCAATGTCGCTCGTAACTAAACAGGAGCCGACTTGTTCTGATTATTGGAAATCTTCTTTGCCCTCCAGTGTGAGGGCGATTTTTTATCTGTGAGGATATGAACAGATGCCAAACATCAAAAAATACATCATTGATTACGACTGGAAAGCATCAATAGAAATTGAAATCGACCATGACGTAATGACAGAGGAAAAACTTCACCAGATTAATAATTTCTGGTCAGACTCTGAATACCGACTCAATAAACACGGCTCTTTATTAAATGCTGTATTAATCATGCTGGCGCAACATGCTCTGCTTATAGCAATTTCGAAAGACTTAAATGCATATGGTGTTGTTTGTGAGTTCGACTGGGATGATGGAAATGGTCAGGAAGGATGGCCTCCAATGGATGGTAGTGAAGGAATAAGAATTACCGATATCGATACATCAGGAATATTTGATTCAGATGATATGACTATCAAGGCCGCCTGAGTGCGGTTTTACCGCATACCAATAACGCTTCACTCGAGGCGTTTTTCGTTATGTATAAATAAGGAGCACACCATGCAATATGCCATTGCAGGGTGGCCTGTTGCTGGCTGCCCTTCCGAATCTTTACTTGAACGAATCACCCGTAAATTACGTGACGGATGGAAACGCCTTATCGATATACTTAATCAGCCAGGAGTCCCAAAGAATGGATCAAACACTTATGGCTATCCAGACTAAATTCACTATCGCCACTTTTATTGGCGATGAAAAGATGTTTCGTGAAGCCGTCGACGCTTATAAAAAATGGATATTAATGCTGAAACTGAGATCAAGCAAAAGCATTCACTAACCCCCTTTCCTGTTTTCCTAATCAGCCTGGCATTTCGCGGGCGATATTTTCACAGCTATTTCAGGAGTTCAGCCATGAACGCTTATTACATTCAGGATCGTCTTGAGGCTCAGAGCTGGGCGCGTCACTACCAGCAGCTCGCCCGTGAAGAGAAAGAGGCAGAACTGGCAGACGACATGGAAAAAAGCCTGCCCCAGCACCTGTTTGAATCGCTATGCATCGATCATTTGCAACGCCACGGGGCCAGCAAAAAAGCCATTACCCGTGCGTTTGATGACGATGTTGAGTTTCAGGAGCGCATGGCAGAACACATCCGGTACATGGTTGAAACCATTGCTCACCACCAGGTTGATATTGATTCAGAGGTATAAAACGGATGAGTACAGCACTAGCAACGCTGGCAGGGAAGCTGGCTGAACGTGTCGGCATGGATTCTGTCGACCCACAGGAACTGATCACCACTCTTCGCCAGACGGCATTTAAAGGTGATGCCAGCGATGCGCAGTTCATCGCATTACTGATCGTTGCCAACCAGTACGGCCTTAATCCGTGGACGAAAGAAATTTACGCCTTTCCTGATAAGCAGAATGGCATCGTTCCGGTGGTGGGCGTTGATGGCTGGTCCCGCATCATCAATGAAAACCAGCAGTTTGATGGCATGGACTTTGAGCAGGACAATGAATCCTGTACATGCCGGATTTACCGCAAGGACCGTAATCATCCGATCTGCGTTACCGAGTGGATGGATGAATGCCGTCGCGAACCATTCAAAACCCGCGAAGGCAGAGAAATTACGGGGCCGTGGCAGTCGCATCCCAAACGGATGTTACGGCATAAAGCCATGATTCAGTGTGCCCGTCTGGCCTTCGGATTTGCTGGTATCTATGACAAGGATGAAGCCGAGCGCATTGTCGAAA